CGAGCTTCAGAGAACCCCCGGATTCGACGTCTATTTCACCGCCGCTTTCCACATCCAGAGATCCGCCGTCTGCAACAACCGCCCTATCCCCGCCCTGCTGGACGTAGAACTTAGTTGTGTATGTCGTATCGGCTGCCAGTGCCAGAGTAGCCACAAGACAAACAGCGAAAACGAGTAAAAGATACTTTTTCATATCGCCTCCTTTAGCCTACATTACGAAATAGCCGGAGCATCAAGGGGATGCCCCTTAATAATAAACAGGCCGATAATGGCGTTTGTGGTTACTGCTTCTCTAAGCTCGATTTTGAGGAATCTCTTACCGCCTACATATCCGATGCAAAAGACAGAATCAATTGCATCTATAAGAGGGGTTGCCGGTACGCCAGATGTGACTGCCCCTGCGCCGAGCAGATCTTTATCCTCGACATATGAGTAACTGCCCGCGCTGCCTGTACCGTCATCGTCTGCATGGGAAATACGGAATGACATATAATTCGGTGTTGCAATATCACCCGCCCCAGTGACGGCCATGATCAGACATGAGTTAAAACCTGCAAGGTCTATGTCTGAGTTGCTGGTATGCGCTGTGACGGCAATCGGAGCCATTACCACTTCCGGGACTATGTTGTTATATAAATCTTTCATTGTTGTACCTCCTCGTTTAATTTTTCAGACTTATGCGCTTATTTTCAGGGCCTTAATTGCCTCATACATCACAATCCCGCCGCCAACTCTCTTCGTGGTGTAGAAGTGAATATAGGGCTTGTTAGAGTACGGATCGCGAAGAACTCTGACCCCATAACGGTCAACGATGAGATAAGCCCGTTTAAAATTGCCGAAGAACACGGCATATTTATCTTTGCCTATAGCATCCACATTGTCATCAATCTCAACCGGTTTACCCAACAACGTATCGGGAGTATTTTCCGCCAGGCCCGGTCTCCAAAGGTAATTCCCTTCGCCGTCCTTGAGCTTGCGGATCGCGTTAACGGTGGAATCGGCCATAAGCCAAACCGCGCCATTCCTGTAAATGGATTTCAGCGCGTGCTGTAGATCAATCAACTTATCTGCATTGTTAAGCTGCGTAGCGTGGCCTGATACGACATACCCAACCTTACCCCAAGCATATGAGGCGTTTGCAACCATCGTGTATGCTGCAATGCCCTTCGGTTTTTCAACGCCATTACCACTGATGAAGGCGTCTCCCTCCTGTTCGTTAAAATCAAGTGACGTCTCGTCCGCAAGCCAAGCCGCAACGTCAAGCCGCGCATCGTCAAGCATTTCCTGGGTAATAGCCGGGTTTGCATACAATTCTTTTGTGTTTATGACAATCTGTCTGAGTGTCGGCGTGTCTGTCTCTGCTCTGCTACCTTTCTCCGCTACCCATCCGGCATCGCTCACGCCCTGGCTTACAAGCTTTTTATATTCACTTGTGCCTATTCTCCGTACCGTGCATATCCGGCGCATTGCAGATACAGTTGTTGCGATCCTCTCAATGATTGCTTCTGTTTCTTCCGGCACGAGGAAGCCGCCGTCTGGGTCTGAAAGGGTTGATAAACTCGCCTGAATCTGTAAATCTTTAAGATCACCCTCAACCCCTTTGCGGAACCATGTATCAAATGCTTTTGCATGGGCTTTTTTAACCTTTGCGTTAGGGTTGGTATCACCACCGCCTGGGAAATCCATTTTAGCAACGGCTGTTTCAATGGCCTCAAGCTGCTTCTTCATCTCGGCCATCTTAGAAAGGTCAGCGCTTATCTTGTCTACTTTTTCCGCAAGGACAGGATCGCTTTTACCTTTTTCGAGTTCCTTTATCCTCAAATCATTTGCGGCCTTAAATTCTTCAAAAGACTGGCCTATTGTTTCAATCATTTCTTTTAAATCTGGCATGTTAAATACCTCCTTTTATGATTTTGATTACCTTTTGACATGCTTCAACCTCTGCTTCGTTTTGCGCACTAACAGCCTTCCAGCCTCCCGCAAGTATGGCCTGTGCTTTATTCTTAGAAAGCCCTGAATCCCTCAAGACCTTCTCAATCTCTCTTTCTGTTGGTTCTTGATAATTGTTATCTTTAGTTAAATATTCCGGGCAATTTGCAAAGATTGAAAGGTCAAAAGCGGCCTTAGCCGCGCCCTTACCGTCAATAATTGTATCGACAAAGCCTTTTTCTTTGGCTTCTTTTGCCGTCATCCATGTTACTGCCTTCATCATTTCTTTGATTTCTTTCTTGCCGACATTGGAGTTAGCAGCGTAAATGTCAACCATGTTGCTATCTATCTTCTCCAATAAGTCTGCTATTTCTCGTAAGTCGTACTGATTGCCAACGGTATAAACATGGCTGTTGTGCATCATCATCATTGCGTTTTGATATGCCTGTACTTCTTTCCCCGCCATCGCAATAAATGAAGCTGCCGAGGCCGCAAGAGATTCAATGCGTGTGGTTATTTTCGATTTATGGGATTGCAATGCGTTGAAGATCGCCATAGCATCAAACACATCCCCGCCGGGAGAATTTATTCTTACCTTGATTGTACTCGATGTTATGCCATTTAACGCTCTGACAAATTCACCGGCATCGTTAAAGGGCCAGCCGATAAAATCATAAATCATTATCTCTGCTTCATCATCGGCCACAGCTTCGATTTTGTACCATTCGGGACGGTTCAAGGGTTTGCCGTATAATTTGGCCACCGCCTCGGCGTTTTTGGCATTACGATAGTTGAATTTCACTCCTGCACCCCCTGGCCCTGTTGTTTAGTCGTACTCGTTCTTGTTTTGTATACGTCTCCCCCTTTATAGGGGTTCATATCTAATACATCACGGCATTCGTTGGGGTTCATAATTTCCTTGTCGATGGCAACTGCAAACCCTTCCATCTGGTCTTTGAACGCCCCGCGTAAAAGCCCGCGCATCTCGAACTTTGCATAATATTTTTTCCTTTCCTCTTCCGTCAAAAGGTCTTTCCTGATTGATTGTTCATAATTGCGGCAATCAGGAGACACGCCCATCGTGGAATAATTAATCATAAACTGCTCTGCACTTGCGTATGTCGGGGTTTTATCGCCTGACTGTATAAGCATAAGTGGAACACGAAAAAGACCGCATATATCGGATTCATTCATCTTCATAATTTCGAGATATTGAGCATCAACGAGCTTTATTGTTGGAAATGTTATGTCCATGCCTTCATCAAGCAGCATAAAGTTTTGGTCTGTTTTGAGAGCTTCGTATTTTTCCTTTAATACGGCTTTCAGGTTTGCGTTACCTTGTGCGCTCAAGGAAAGGGGATGTTTGACAATGGCGCCGGGTTGCAGACCTCGCCCAAAATATTTTGTAAGGAACTTCTCACTTGCCAGTCCGAGGCCGATGGTTTCTCTGGAATACTGGATAGGGTTAACTCCCGTATAGCCATCAAGAGTAAGAAGCCCTCGTATGTGCATAACCTGATCTTGCGATAAGGTTTTTAATTCTCCATTTTTTAAGCGTATGGTGTAAGTTACTGAATAATCTTCGTTTTGTTCAACTTTTTCTATTTTATCCCAGTTAATAGGAATGAGTTCTTTTATTGGTCTGCCCGGTAAGCCTGATTTATAAGCAAGAAAGTTTCCACGTAGGCAGACATATGCTTCAACCATCGACCAGAATAATGCAGAGGTCATCCATGAATTAGGCTGGTTAAGGAGCTTGTCATACAGGTAAAAATCTTCAGCTTTTTCCTTCATCTCTCCTTGCTTTGTCATAATGTGACAGGGCAAGGACGCCATCGTTGCAGCCCTGACACGCACACACTTTTGAACAGTTGCAAGGCGCAGCGCGGTATCACTGCTTACGGATATGCCGCTTGAGGTCATTCCACCGCCGTATGTGTCGATTATCAGCTTTTGCAGCTGGTGACTATTCATTGCTTGGGGACGCTTTAGCCTTGATATAATGCCCATTTATGCCTTATCCTCCATCAAATAGCCGATAATCATAAGCAGCAGTCCCGCCACACTATACCCCAGCCACGGACGCAACAAAAAAAGGCCATAACCCAGAAGGGCAAGACCTCCAAAAACAAAAATATCCCGCACATCAAAGACGTGTTGCGCCCTTGTTACCCAGGACTTGATAGTTGAGATCAATTTAGTCAATGCCGGTTGTTAGCCCCACATAATTTTATTTGCACCTTTCAATTACACTGCAATTTTCATATCTATGATAAGTTTGACAAAGAATTTCGGGGAGCGCAAGGTACTAAAGTACACTAAAGTACACTAATGTCACAGTTTTTTACTTTTGTTTATTTTTTTTGAGAGAAAAAAGGGGTTTTACTGGTCTGTTTCTTTGATTATTATATTCTCTAATGCTTCTCTTGGGACTCTTAGCATTTTGCCAACTTTTACGGCCTCGATCTTGCCTGTTTCAATCCAGCGGTAAACCGTCCGCCTGTTAATCGAGAAGTAAATAGCCACTTCATCGGGCCGGTAATAATCTTTTTTTGCCCAGGTTGTCATTACAGGATCATCCTCGCTTTAATTTCCTCGGCGGTCAAGCCGTCATAGGCGGATTTAGCCCTTCGAGGGGACGGGTTTAACGCCATCAGCGCCACCGCGTTAAACGTCGCCATCAACGGGTCTATCTTCCCTGTGCCGCTTGCCTGTTTGGTAATTAATATTGCGTTCCCCTTCGGTTCTACACGGGCGTTACCGACACACCATGTCATGAGGGGTTGACCGCCGTGTATAAGAGCTTTTTCAGCCACTTTGCGCTCTGTGGTTTTTATTGCGCCGGACAGCCGCCAGCCCTGAGGAATACCGACAATCCTGTCATGCTCAATAGCACCCTTGCCGTTTTCGTCCCCCGCTTCGAGTTCGTCAACGATTGCTCCAATTCCGGCCTGGTCAACCCCTATCCTGTCAAGCAGGCCTGATTCTTCGCATTTCCTGACAATATCGCCAGCCTCTTTTATGTCCTGCCCGATCTCTTTTACAATTATCAAGTCCCCCGCCTTCCCGAAGTCTCGATATTTGGAGGCTTCTGATTTTCTGCGCTCAAGGGCGATAGGGTTACACCAAGCTATAATATGCAATAGCCAGTTGCCATTATCTGCGTCACGGCCCAATATTGATAATCCTAAGAGGTCATCGAGGCCGCCGCCATCTATGCCGATTTCGATAACGTCTGATTTTTTAAGTATCAGGTCAAGGGTTACATCGCCAGCCGCCTCCTGCCAGAAGTCCGCGCCCGCCCAGCGTTGAGATTTGAGAGAAAGCGCCATCTGGATATTTAGGTGCTTTGCAAGGAACCCCTGCATTGATTCAGTCCCCGCGTCTTCTGCTTTCTTAAATTCTCTTGTCAAAAACGCCTCGTCAACGGATGCGCCTAAATTTGGATTAGTGATGTACCACCACTTCGGGTCCATGTATTTTTTCTCTTTGAGAAGTGATTCAGGGTATTCATAAATCACGGGCAGGAAGCTGTTATCATCTATCCGGCCATCCCGGACACCACGGGCATATTCCAACTTCTGAGCAAATACCCCTGCAGGGGCTTCGTCTGATTGAGTTGACAACCAAACGACAAAACCCTCCGGGCGTGATGCAAGACCGCCACAAGCCTCTCTAAGCATATTTTCAGCATTTGGGCGTTTACCAAACAACCAAGCCTCATCTAAAAGTATCCCTGTCGCTTTCTTGCCGCCAACGGTCTCATTATCGGCAGCTACCACCTTAAGCACTGCCCCGGTTACTCTGTGCGTTATGGAGCGGTAATGTTCCTGCACAAGGCAAAGGTCTGATAGCTCTTCATCGGCGCGTACCATGTCACGGGCAGGAAGGAAGCTGTTATTTGCGATTTCCACTGTAGGCGCAAGTATCAGGAATTCCGCTGAATCTCTCCAATTCCTTAATAGTGCTGTAATCATTACCCCGGCGGCAGTTGACGACTTCGAGTTTTTCTTGGCAATTAACAGGAAATATTCAGATATTAGCCGCTTTCCGCTTTCCGGGTCATATGAGCCAAATATGGAGCCAACAAAGTCAAACACCCATTGCCGCCCGATTTCGCCGTATGTCGGCCTGTTCAGCACGTCCACAAGGCGCAATTCTTTAAACACTGAAAGGGCACTGTCCGCCTCTTGAGGGAAGAGGGGCGGTGGTATAAGGGATTCACCTTTCATAATGCGTTTTTGCCAGTCAATGCAGGCGGTAGAGTGGGTCATATAGGCTACGCCTTGAAATAACTTGGTTTTTCTGCCGCGCCCTGCTTCCCTTCTATGACTGGACCGACATCAAAATTGGGCGGTTCCATGACTCGCTGATTGCCTATAATTACAAGTCTATTTTTGTCATACCAAACGGATTCCCCCATTTTGCCGTCCTTGTCCAGCCCCGGGTTAACAATTACCTGAATACATCCATAAAGGTCAAATGATACCGAAACGGCGACACCGGTTAGACCTGTTACTTTGTCTGTTACTCTAAAACCCAAAATTTCCAAATGTTTTTTGATGTCCATTTTTAATTCCTCCTATTTCACAATTTTTAACGGCGGTTTGCCGGGCGCAAATTTACCCTGTGCCGCCCGCTCTGCCCTCTCTGCTTTTTCATCTTTTTTGCCTACCCCCTCTCCTGCCCTCGCGTGGA